GGAGCGCACCCACAAATGTACCTATAAAAGAATTTAATATCTATTTAGATGATGCATTGCACGACACTACAGCTGATTTAGAATATTCATTTACTGGATTAACAGGATCACAAACTTATAAAGTAGTGGTTAAATCTGTAAGTGGATTTTTAGTTGAATCAAATGACAGCAATATTTTAAATATATTGATGGACGGTAAAGACATTAGACTTGGTATGATATCTCGATATAAATTCGAGGACAACGTTTTAGACGATGTAGGTAGTAATGATGGAACAGATACAGATTTAACTTATGCCGTCGGTGGTGTTGGTAAATCAGGGGTCTTTAACGGTACATCGACTAGAGTTGATTGCGGCACAGGATTAAATACTATTTTTGAGAGTGACTTTACTATGTCTTTATTAATAAATCCAGACGATATAAGCGGAGGTCAGGCACTTTTAGACACGGATGGTACTGGCGGCGTAAGAGGGTTTATATTCAGGCTTAATGATGATGTTGTGCAGATGATTTCTGTATCTGGAGGGGTTCAAACCACTTCTTCTAATGCTATAATAACTGCTAGCTCGTTACAACACGTCTTGTTGACTTGGGATTCATCCACCCCAGCAAATTCAAAAATATATATAGATGGTGTTGATGAAACATCTACTGTAACTGGTTCTAATACAGGAATGCTGGGACTTACTCACCCTTTTAGAATCGGAGTGAATGGTAGGGGGCTAGATTCTCATTACGACGGATTAATAGATGAGCCAATTGTTTGGAATAGAATATTACCACAGGGAGAAATAACAGACTTAGCAACAGCTCAACTAGCAGGAACAGACATAGACCCATAACAATATTATTAATTAAATCAATAAACAATGAAGAACGAAGAACAAAAACCGAAAGCGAAAGAAGATGAAGTAGTATCAACAACCTCAGACGGCAATCCAGATGGAGATCACACGGAAACACCAAAGAAGAAAGCGCCTCCAGGACAAGGTTAAAAAGATTAAAAGATTTATCAGAGTGGCTTTTGCTGCTCTGATAAAATTTATTAATTGGGCAAGCATAAAGATAAAAATAGCAAAGTTATTTATTGACAACTATTTTAAAGCGGTGGTTTCAACATTAACAGTATTCTTTTTCTTAGCCAGTTATCATGTATGCCAATATTTTTACCCTTTAGATACTGAGGATCATATTGACAATTGGTGGCTTTTAAAGGCGGATTTATACGTTTTAATATACACACTTTGTTTGTCTTTGTCTTTTTATCCTAACTCTAAGATTAAAAAAATTAAATTTATAAGTGATTTTATGATGTCTTTCGGGATGGGCTTTGCAATAAGCAACACAATTGATAGGTGGATTTTGGATAACAGACTTTTTAACTGGACATCATATTATCCACTAGCAATATTAGCTTTCGCTACATTTTACAGTATAAAAAGAATAAATAAACAAGCGGAGAAATTTGCAAAAGAATTATAACATTATGAATCAAGGACAGAAAATAGATAAAATAGCCTCTGATATTTCAAACATAAAGACAGACGTTTATGATATAAAAGCCGCAATGCATAACAATCCTAAAACAGGTCAAAAAGGACACATAAATAGGCTGAATGATCTAGAACACACCGTTGACGGTATCCTAACCACAGATAAGGTTAGAATGGGGAAAGTGGCTATTGCTGGCAGTAGTGCTACAATAGCCTTTTATTATATAGGTAAAGTTTTATTTAAATTACTTTTTTAATATGAAGCATTTAGAATTAGCATTTTCACAGTACGGAGTAAAAGAGATTTCTGGCAATCAAGACAACCAAGAAATATTAAAGTACTTTAATGAATTAGGATTTGACGGCAACGCTTTAAAAGATGAAACTGCTTGGTGTTCTGCTTTTGTTAATTGGGTTTGTAAAAACTCAGGATTAGAATATACAGGAAAGTTAAACGCCAGGAGTTGGACGGAAATAGGGTGTGAGGTTTCATATCCAAAAATAGGTGACGTTGTGATTTTTTGGAGAGAATCAAAAGATAGTTGGAAAGGTCACGTTGCTTTTTATATTAACGAGTTAGACGGGTTTATTTATGTGCTGGGGGGTAATCAATCAAACCAAGTTAAAATATCAGCATATCCAAAGGAAAGACTATTAATGTATAAAAGAATGCAAGATGAAAACAATTAAAAGAGTATTCAAAAAGATTAACAAGTTTATGGAGTGGCTTGGTGAAGGTGCTGCGTATGCTTTAAATAGATAGTTATGGGAGATAAAGCAAAATTACGTAAAAATGGAGGGGAGGGAACTTTTTTAGGGAACGTATTAAGAACACTTAAAGACGTGTCGCCTGAATTGATTAGTATTATAGGAACAGTTGCGCCTGGAGTTGGTGGGTTGTCTTCTATAATCGGTAAAATAACAGGGGATAAAAACACACCGCAAAAGGATAAAGATACTTTATTAGCAGAATTACAAAAAGATATCGCTGTTGAGGTTGAAATAACTAAACGATGGGAATCAGATGGTAAGGCTCAAGACTGGCTGCCTAGAAATATTAGACCTTTAGTAGTTGCTAACTTTACTTTATTAATAGACTTTGTGTTGATAGCGTCCCAATTTGGAAGACCAATAGCAGAGGCTTATTTACCTATATTAATGACTATGGGAGTTACTGCTATTGGTGGTTACTTTACGCTTAGAGAGATTGGTAAGAATAAGACTAAATAATTATAATACTAGTTATGTGCCGTACCAAAAAGACAACAGCCTTTTTTTAAGCCCTGTTTTTGGCGGTTTAGGTATCCATTTTTCAAAGTTTTCCCCGCATTTACTTGGGTAAGTTCTTTCGGTTGTTGCATGGTATCCGCTTAACATACACTTGCTTCCTTCTTTATGTCCGCAAGTACTACAAGTACGGTATGTAGCGCGTGCGTCACATTTATTTTCTGTTTTTAATATTTTATTTTCCATTGTTTAAGTTTGTTAATGTGTTGTAAATACTTTTTAAGAATTTTGTTTTGCTCTTTAAGAAGGGCATTCCTTTCCTTTATTACTGTGTATATTCTTTCAGTTATTACAATCAATAATACCGCAAACAATATAGAAACCCATAAAAAAATGGTTATTAATTCATTTATCATCTTGTTTATATTTTAAGTTTGTTAATGTGTTGTAATACTAGTTGGGGTTAGGTTTTACCAATACTGTTGACATTCTTTACAGCTTCTGCCTTTACACATTTTAAGGCATTGCGGGCAAGGCTCTTTCTCTTGTAAAAACTCCGCTTGATTACATCGTAATTCATCCGAGTGGTCTGTAAAAGAAAACTCAGAAGAGTGACCTCCTATAAAGTTTTCTGGTGTAACCGATTCGTGGACACCAACACTATGCAAATCAAATAAATCATTTAAGTCATTTGCAACAGCGTCAAACTTTTCTGTAAACACCGCAGCATTAAAGTTATCCACTTCACTTTTGTAAGCCTCTAACACTTCTTTTATTTCGTTTCTTAAATCCATATCTTATCTATTTATTACCCTCAAATTCATCTTTTACATCTTCAATCATTACGCCTGTCTTTTTATAATAATTCCAGCTTACGTGCAACTTTCCTGCTATGTATCCAATAACAAAAACACCTAATATTATTACTTCTAAATTTTTCATCTTATTTAAGTTTTATCTATTTATTACCCCGCAAATCTAAAGTAAATAATATTACTGTGCTTCAGGTTTGTGGGGTGGATATCGTTATGCTTTAGTTAATTTTTGATGAATGATTACTATAGGTCTTCTTTTACCTTGCATCCAAATCAATTGTTTTGTAATATAAGTCTTGATATTTCTAAATACCACTAACCTAATTCCTTTTTTATTATTAACTACATTCTTAAATTCTCTATTTCTGTAAGACTGTGTTTTATTCCTGTGTAAATAAGGATCGTTCTTGGTTATAGGGTTTAATAATTCTTTTTTGTCGTTGTACTTCTTTACATAAGGCTCGTTTACTTTCATAATTATAGTTTTAAATTCTTTGTAAAGATATAACTTATATTTTGATACGCAAATTAAAGTTAAACAATCTTTAAATAAAAGTTTATTACGAAATAGTTGTGTATTAAATAAAAGTTGTTTAATATTGCAGAGTAATAATTTTAAACATCATAAAATGAGTAAAGAGAAAAACGCTATAATAATAGCATCGGGCAAAAAAGTAACTGTGTATAAGTCTAAGTTAAGAGGTACTTGGATAAATTCATTTGATTTAGAAACCGAATACAAACCAAAAGAATTAAAATTTTAATTATGGCAAAGCAAAAATCAGAAGTCTTTTCAATATCATTACAAGAAAAGCACAAGGAAATGGCAAAGATTCAATCTGCCTCAATATTTGGACGTGAAAACATAAGTGGGTATTTCGCTTATTTATTGGAACGTGAAAACAAAGTGTTAGAAAATGGGAATTAAGAAACTAGACTTAAACAACGCTCTTAACAGCGCGGACATACACCACGAAACCCAAGGCACTCGCATTGAGTTCGACGAAGATTTCAACATATCAGCAGAATACAAAGAGAGTACAGATACTATTGAGTATTCCGCATACGACGTAAGCGACGAGAAAGTAACATTAACAGACAATCAAACTACAATAGTTTACAACTTCGTTAAAGCCCTACACGACACCGAGAAGCAAAAGCAAGAAGATCACAAAGCACAAACATTATGACAAGACAGGAACTACACGAGTTATCGAAACAGATTGATAAATTAGACACTTTAATTGGATTAAATGACATGACAATTACTGACGTAAGAAATAAAATAAATAAAGCATATCAAATAGCAAAAAATTAAAGCCAAACAAAATGAAAATCACAAAGAAACAACAAGAATTTATTAAGGACGCTACAACTAGTTCAGATGTATATGAAGAATGGAGAGTATCAATTAAACTAATGTTCCCTAAACTGTTTAAGGAAGAAGAGTATAAAGTAAATGATTGGGTTTATTGGAGTGGAAATAATCCTGGGTATGGATTCATGAGAGGTAAGTGCCCTAGTTTTAGCGATTCTTTAGATATATGTTTAATAGAAGATACTGAAAAAGTAACAAGTTGTGCTAAGAGTAATTTAAGACCAGCCACCGACAAAGAAGTAGAAACAGCATTAATTAAAGAGGCTAAGAAGAGAGGGTTTAAAGAGGGGGTTTATTTTAATCTTATACGGGGATGTATAGGTAGCAAAAACGAAGATAAAATAACTAGTTCTTTTAAGTTAAAAAACCAAAAATCACAACATAGATTGATATGGGATTCGTTAGGATCATGTTATACAGTTTTTAAAGCCGGAAGATGGGCAACCATTTTACCCAACAAAAAGAAAATGAGTTTAGGAGAGATTGAATCGGCTTTAGGTTACGAAGTAGAAATAATAAGTAAATAGACTAATCATGAAAACAACATTAACCACAGGAGTAGTAGTAAGACACAATCAAAGCGGAGTTATAAAAGTTTACTCCCCTATCTTAGACGAAGAGCCTATTTATTTAGATGTCACAGTAGACACTATGTTACGTAATCAATTAGGAAATCAATTAATAAAATTACACAAATGAAAAACAAGATTAAAGAAGTACACGACTATTTTAAAAACAAAATTATTGAAGGGGATTACATAGTATTTAAAAAGACTAGTTATGTATGGTCAATTGAAATAGATAAGGAGTTTAAATTTTATTTATGGATTTCCAATGGGTCAAGTTCTTTAGAGTGCTATGAACATGATAATAATTTCATGAATATACAATTAAGTCTTAAAGAAAGAAAATTAGCATTTAAAGATATTGAAAAAGGAATTAAAGAACACGACATAAACGTGCTAAAAGTTGCAAGAAAAATAAAATACGAATCTTTAAAAAAAGAATTTGAATCATGAAAAACTTTAAAGAACACGTCCCCACAATAGCATTTATATTATTTCTATTAGTACTAATGTATTTTACAACATTCATAAATCATTAACTCATGAGCAATTTACTAACAATAGAATCATACAAAGGAATAAAGCCTAGTTTTATTAAACTCTCAAACGAAAAGACATTTATAAGAGAGGTGAACTTTGCGATACAAGCATTAAAAAAGAATACTTATCTACAAAGTTGTGATATTAATTCAGTCTTAGAGGCCGTTTTGAATATATCTCAAACATCTTTAACATTGAACCCTGTACTTAATTACGCTTATTTAGTACCCCATAAAGGAAAGTGTGTTTTATATCCAGGGTATCAAGGTTTAGTTAAATTAGCAACGGAGACTGGTACAGTTACCTCTATTGAGGTTCAATTGATTTACCAAGGGGATGACATAGAAATAGATTTAGCAAGCTCTGAGCGTGTTAAAAAGCACATACCTTATATTTTAACTGGAAAAGATAAAGGAATGATTATAGGCGGTTATTCTATCGCTATGTTACCAGACGGATCAAAGCATATTGAAATAATGTCTTTGTCGGATATTCACGCAGTTAGAGAGTGTTCGGAATCTTACAAGTATGATGTTAAGAAAGGGTTTAAAAATTCGCCTTGGAATAACAACATGCCAGAAATGAGCAGAAAGACTATACTAAAAAGACATTTCAAGTATTTACCTAAATCGGATAAAAACGAATCTTTAACAAAGGCTATTGAATTAGATAATAAAGATTATGATTTTCCTATGACTTACAGTCAAGGAAATTATATTGACAGTCTTTTAATCTCCTCCACTCTTGAGGGTGCACAAGCAAAACAAATACTAGATGCTTTAACCACAGGAATGACACAAAAGAGAGCAGAAGAATGTATAGAGTATTTAAAAGAAAACCAACTAGATGCAATTGATGCAGGAGGTAATTACTCTCAGGGAGATATACAAAATAAACTTTCTCAATTAAAAGGATAATGGACTTAACAAAAATCACAAACGTAGTAGTAGAAGATGTAGACCTTACAGATTTGCCCGACCTGTGCGATGCTTTTATTGCGTCCGCGGATATTGATGGCGTAAAAATGACCGATAAACAATTAGATGAGCTCAACGAGGATTACGATTTTGTACACGAACACGCTTTAAATTCCCTTTACTAATGTTAATCATACCAGCAATATTAGAAAGCCATAGAAGTCTAAAGGATAAAAGTTTAAAACTCACCTTTGAGACACAGGAACCAACACCAGAGCAGTTGGTCGCAATTGCAATGAATACTCAAACCTTTGGATTCTTAGCATTTAAAGACAATCCCTTCAAAGAAAAGGAAAAAGAAATGCTTACCACTTTAAAATCTGATTTTGAAGATACAGGAAAGAGTAAAAGCCAAAGATTAAGAGGTGTTTTATATCGCAATTGGGAACAGAAAAGCGATAATTACGAGGTGTTTGATGACTATTACAATCATCACATGGAGAAAATGATTATTCACTTTAAAAATAAACTAGATTAATTATGATACTAGCATACATTGCAGCAGGACTAGTAATACTATACGGAATTTACAAATTCGTATTCAAAAAGAAAAAAAAGAATATCATTTACCAAGTAATACCCATACAATACTCTGAAGGGTCAGACGCTAAAATTATCTTCACTCTAATAAACGAGATACGATGGGCGCACAACCTTAAACCATTATTGTCCGACGGTGAAACAACCACTTTAGCAACCAGGAGAAACAAAGAAATGATTTCAGACGGCAAAGCCTCACATAAAGGAGCAGCGGGTGAAATAGGAACACTCATAAAACTCGGTGCGGATGATGTAGGTGAGATTATAGGATACAAATACAAAACTCCAGAGGCGTGTGTAAGAGCATGGCAAAAAAGCGAACGCCACTACATGCAGATTTTAAGCGTTACTTTTGACTGGTGCGGTGTTAGTGTAGAAGTTGATAAAAAAGGCGTTAAATGGTATTGTGTGATGTTTGGGAATGAAGATACAATTAACTAGAGTATGAAGATAGCAACCGTAAAAATAGAATTTCATCATTTACCCGATTTTATATTAAGTAAAGAAGAATATGATAAACAAGGAAAATTCAATGGATTTTGTAAAGAAAATTGCATAAACAAATCGGATGTAAAAAAAGTACATCACATCCAATTAGAAGAAAATAAATACCCAACCCAAGAATGGGAAGGTTAATACATTAAAATTTTAGTTTCTGATTCCTTCTGAACGTTCGCTCCATGTGATTTTAGTAGGTAGGAATTGGAACTATTTAAAACGTATTTATGAAAAAACACACGCAAATATATTTTAATCATTTCGGATATGATAAAACTGATTTTATAGGGTGTGAAGTTTGCGGATCTGTTGCTGTGGATATCCACCACCTAGACGCTAAAGGAATGGGAGGGAGCAAAACAAAAGATTACATTGAAAACTTAATAGCGGTTTGTAGAGGTTGCCACGAACAATGCCACGACTCCAAATATTTTAACACCAAAGCAAAAGAAATACATTTAAGTAAATTATGAAAGAAGAAAAACTACAAATAGCAATTAGCACTTATTTAAAAGCACAATATCCTGACGTTTATTTTATGTCGGATAGCAGCGGCTTAAGGTTGCCTATGGGATTGGCTATTAAAGCAAAGAAACAACGATCTAAGCACGCTCAATTAGACTTGGTAATATTAGAGCCTAGAGGTCTGTATCATGGTCTTATAATTGAGTTAAAGAAAGATGTTAAAGAAGTGTATAAAATTAACGGTGAGTTTAGAAAGTCTGAACACATCGAAGCGCAAAACAAAAGCATTGAGCATTTAAAAAGCAAAAGATATTTATGTTGTTATTGTTTTGGATTTGATGACACAAAATTAATTATTGATTTGTATTTAAAATTAAAATCTTATGACTAAAATAATAACACAAAACCAAAGAGACAGAGTTTTGAGATTGTTATACAGAACCACACTAAGGAAAGGGGAAGTAATAATTGACAACATGGACTCAACAATAGCGGATGAATTAAATATTCATATACGAGAGGTCAGGCATATTATAAACAAAGACAATATTGAAAGACGAAAGAACATAGGAATCAAAGAAGAGCCTATACAACATTTAATACTCGAAGCGAGTAAGGCTATTATAAATTTAGAAGTAGAATACACAACCGTAAAACATTAACCATGACACCAACAAACCAACACTCAGAAGTAATATATCACGTATTACATAAATACGGATTCAGCCTAAAAGACGTAATAAACGAATCAATGTTCTTTAAGTTCCAGACTAGACTAAGCGAAATAGAATCAAAGCATGGGCGTATAACTAAAAAACTGAGAGTAAAGTTTACCAACAAATTTGGACGTAAATCTTCTTACTTGAAATACTATAAATGTGTGAGTAATGATAAATTATTAGAACTGTTTAACACTTTAAACGAAAGCAAATGATTAAAACAGGATCAGACTTTAGTGGAGTGGGTGCATTCGACCAAGCATTTGAAAGATCAGGATTAATACAAGATAAGATATTTGCTTGTGATATGGATAAGTATGCAAGACAAACGTATATTTATAACTATGGTGAACCAGCATACTACCCGGAGAACGTTTATGATAGGGTTATTCCAGAAGAATCATTAGATATTTATATGACCTCACCACCATGTCAAGGGTTTTCTATTGCCGGTAAAAGAGGGGGTTCAATTCTATTTTTAAATTCACATGAGTTTATTGTAAAGAACAAACCCCGATACTTCATATTTGAGAACGTCAAAGGACTTCTAAGCCATGAAAAGAAAAACAAAGATGATACTTATGGAAATACTTTCAATCAATGGTTAAACTATTTGGGAGGTAAATCTGTAAATGGTAATCCAGTAATATTTCCACATGAAGAAAGTGTACCGTATCATATTTATCATAAAGTAATTAATGCAAAAAAATGCGGTGTACCTCAAAATAGAGATAGGGTTTTTATAGTTGGGATTCGTGATGATTCAGATAATACATTTACCTGGCATAAAGATTTACCACTTGAAAAACGTTTAAAAGATGTATTGGAAGATGAAGTTGATGATAAGTATTATTTGAGTGAAAATGCAATAAATAGTTTAATTAATAACCATGACGCTCTGCAAAAATCAAAAGTTAATCCAGAAATAGCAAGTTGTTTACAATCACCCGGGAACGCTTGTGGAAATTATAAAGGGATGACTGCTATTAGTGAACCTTGGATAGCGGATTACAGAACCGATGAAGGGTTAAGAATTAGAAAAAGCGGGTTATCACCATGCATGACCGCAAGTATGAAGAAAAACACAGAAACAATGAAGCGTGGTAATTGCGTTCCTTTGGTTGGTTTAAAAGACAAAATAAGACGTTTAACACCAACAGAATGTTTTCGACTAATGGACTTCAACCCAAGTTTTAAATGGAATGTAAGCGACACCCAAGCATATAAACAAGCGGGGAACAGTATTGTAGTTGCATGTTTGGTAAGAATTATATCAAAACTGAATCTATACTAACACTCCTTTAATTAGTTTATTTAAAATAAAAGACGTAGATTTGCTTTATAGTTGGCTTCTGACATTATACCAACTTAACGAGATTATATAACTCTCATAATGAAAGCGAAGTCAGAAGCGTTGGATTTATGGGAGTTTTTTTATACTCAAAATTATGAAAATATATCAATGTGATAACGATAACTGTTCTGAAAAGGCATCTAATTTAGATGAATGGTTAGAAATAGGAAGTGTAAGCGGTAAAAACTTAAAAATAAAAAACAACCTCCCTGGCAGAAATTTAGTATCAATGAGTAATCATACTGATTTGCATTTTTGTTCTGCTCAATGCCTTATATCAAGGTTTGTAGATAAGTTAATTATAACATAGATTATGAACAGTTACGAACTTTCTAGGAATTGGTTTGATTTCTGTTTTGAGAATCCAGAAAAAATAAAACCAAATCATACAGCGGTGTATTTTTTTGCAATTGAACATTGTAATAGATTAGGATGGAAAGAAAAATATGGATTTCCTACAACTATGGCAATGGAAGCGGTGGGTATAAAATCATATAATACATACATAAACACCTTTAATGATTTGGTTGAATGGAGGTTTATTAAAGTCATTCAAAGAAGTAAAAATCAGTACTCAGCAAATATAATTGCCCTATCAAATTTTAATAGGGCACTTGATAAAGCACTTGATAAAGCATTGATAAAGCACGGGTCAAAGCAAAGTGAAAGCACAGGCGAAAGCATTGATAGTATAAATAAACAAGTAACAATTAAACAAACAACTAAAGAACATAAAGAAATTATATACCCAACTTTAGATGAGTTTTTAACATACTGTGTAGAGAGCATAGCAACAGACAGATCTGAATACTTGGCTAAAAAACAATCCGCTATACTTAAATACAAATCTTGGGAGGTGGATGACTGGCATAAAACAATAGGCGGCAAAAGAACCAAAATAAAGAACTGGAAAACAACAATATTAAACACTTGGAAATGGCTATAAAAACAGACACCGATATTTTAGAAACATTAATATACTGTTTAATCAACCAGCACTGTATAGAATACATGAACCAGGAGCAACCGATTAACTTAACAGTAATTTACAGAAAGATAAACACCGCTTTAGAATACGAGACTAATTTAGCAATGCGTGAAATTGCTAGTAAGTTAGAGCATCAGGAGTTATTGCTAACTTTACAAACAGGTGGGACTAAAAAACTAGAACAGTTAATTTTAAAAGGGCGTACCAACTACAACAAGACTATCACAAGAATGATGTTAGCAATTAAAAACCAATCTAAATTTATACATTAAAACTATAATTATCATGACAAGATTACAAAAAGAATTTAAAGTAAAGAGATTAAAAAACGGAATGGGGCATAGTCATTTATTAGCGGTTACAGATGAAGCTTGTGAAGATATACACATTGGAACGGTTGTAATAATTCCTTATGCAGATGGATTTAAAGACCCGATCAAAGTTTTGCTACAAGTTGATGGAAATGGTGTACCAAAACGAGCAAATAAAAAGTTTGCAATTGTGTCTAAATATATTTACGAGTAATCAATCAAACTGTAGGATATGGACAATTTAGAATACTTTAAAGGCTCTAAGGTGCTAAAGGATATGCACAAACAATCAATTATAGACACCTCTGTAAAGGTTAAGTTTCCCCCTTGTGCAATTAGCATAGGTAATTTTAACGTAGGTACTCAATCGTATAACAATCCTTTTGGAACGTATGGGAACTTCTCTGTAGTATCAGGAATGGGTAAAGTTAGAAAGTCTTTTTTTATATCTACTTTAGTATCTGCATATATCGGAGGTAACTCAAATGCCTATGCGAGCGATTTTAAAGGGCACTGGGACGGTAATAAAGTTATTCTACACTTTGATACGGAGCAAGGTGATTGGCATGCTCAGAACTGCGCTGTGCGTGTTGAAAAGTTAGTAGGAAACAAAAACCCTAAGTACTTTCCAAAGAAATTAAGAAAGTGGGGCGCAAAAGATAGGGTAGAATATATTGAATGGTGTATATTAAACAGCCATTATAAGCGTGACGGGATAGGATTAGTAATAATCGATGGGATTGCAGATTTAGTTACTGATGTGAACAGTTTAGTAGAGTGTAATGAGTTGGTACAAAAATTAATGATGTGGACTGAGGTGTCTAATTGCCATTTAATAACCGTTATACACACTAATTTTGACAGTAAAAAAGCAACTGGACACTTAGGATCAGCGGTGATGAAAAAAGCGGAAACAGTTTGTGTAATTACGGCAACAGAACATCAATCAGAAGTAGAATTTAAAATGACTAGAGGTAGCAAAATAGATAATATTGCCTTTAATATAGATAACGAGGGATTACCTCACGTTACAGTACCTAGTATAATCTAAAATAAACCAATTAATCAACTAAGATATATTTAAATTATGGAGATAGGCCAAAAAGTAAAATACGGAGTAGCCGAAAGCAAAGAGCAGGGAGGTAAAGAAACTTTAGAAACTTTTGAAATTTACAAAGTTTTTGATAATCATGTTTGGTTAAGAAATAAAGAATTTAATCACGTAACCGCTTGGAAGAAATCATTAATACTATAATACATAAAAAAACAAAGTAGAAGATATAATAAAAGAATTAACATATTAACTTTAATAAAATATAAACATTAACCATTAAAACAAAAAGCGATGACAAAAACAATCATCTCCGAATTATCGGACAATTTATCAAAAGAAATTTCAGAACGTAAAATTTACGATTTAGAAGAAATCAGCAACTTAATAAAAGTACGTGTTTCTTTTGGAATGAGGGATTTGATTAGGGAACACTCTACGAATGAAGAAGTAGAATACATGAAACTACTTAGAGAGCAAAGTAAAAACAGAATAGGAAGCAATCAGTATATTAGTACTGGGTATAAGTTGGCAGAAGCAAAGCAAAAAAAGTCATCCGCAAACAGAGCCGCTAATAATATGGGGCGTGAAGATAATTACCTGAAGTTGCAAAATTTCATTCGTAGTAAATCACTTGATGATTTATTGATTGAATTTCATAATACAAAGCCATGATTAAAACCAACTAATAAAACAAACATTAACTTTAAATAACAAATTATGAAAGCAACGGATTTACGAATAGGAAATTGGGTTAATTTATACGACGATTACAATTCAGAAGTTACAGGGCTAACCAATACAAATAAAGTGTGGTGTGTGAATAATCCCCATAATGAAAATTGCGCTTGGAATCCTGATAAAATTAAACCCATCCCATTAACAGAAGGGTGGTTGAAAAAACTAGGGTTTGAAAAAGCATTAAATGGATGGTGGGATGAAACAGAAAACTGGTGCTGTAATAATAATGATTTTTATTTAGGAGCAAAAATGTTTTTAGCCAAGGTTGATTACGTACATCAATTACAGAATTTGTATTTTGCGTTAACAGGAAAAGAACTAACAATATGATCTCAAGAAAATGCCAGATCATGAAATCAAGAAAACGCCAGGAGTACCCGGGGTATTTCAGTATTATAACAACAATGGTATATTGCGGCATACTTTGGTTCTTGTCATCCGGTATAATTTACAACATGAGAAACCCAGAATTAACAAAAACAGAAGCTCTTTGGGGCGTAATTAAAATAATATTATAAATAAATTTATTATGAGAGGAGTAGGATGGAAAGAAGTACACAAACAATTACCCAAAATAGGTCAGCCTGTTATTGTGAAAACGGATTACGGCAAGTGTGATATTTGTGTTTTAGAAATTGATGACGGAAAATTAAGTTGGGTGAATCACATGAGACCGCAACACACTGATGGAAGTGTAATATTATGGCATAAAATTCCAAATTAACATAAACACTTTAGACAAATGAGAACAAAAGAAATTATAATAATAGAAACCATACTATCATTTATAATCACCCCTATAATCTACATACTCTACACTGATTGGATAGTAATGTTATACATCTTAATCGGTTGTGCGTGTATTCCAGGAGGGGCGGTATTGATTAGGTGGGGTAGAAATAAATTAAATTAAATATAGAATTATGACAAAACAAATAAGAGTATGTAACGATCATCAAGAAGACGAGATAGTTCCTTTGATTTGGACATTTGCATTTAATGGATCTGAATATTGGTGTCCTGCTTGTGGGTTCAATGGAGGAATGTTTGGTTCTGGAGAAGTTATTGAAATGACAAAAGAATTAAAAAAGTCAAGGAAAAAGTGGAGTAAAATAGGCAAAGAATTTCTAGATGCAAAAAGCACAACGGTTTGTTCCTCTTTGATTTGGGAAGGCGAAAGAATATCACCGCATGATTTGCCTGATTCGGAAAAAGAAAGAGTTAGTAAAGTCATTGAAAAGTGGAGATATAAATTCTAAAGCAATGGTAGTATTTGAGCGCATGAGTAACCATTAAAAATAAATTACGTACCTTGTACAACATAACGGGTTTCATTTCCTGTTAGATTAAAGTAAATTAAGTTTGGTTAGTTTAAGGAGGTGATATTAGTAAGTGCCTCCTTAAACTTTTTTCATTTAATTATAATTCACTATATTTACAACAGATTTTTTTCATAGCAATTTGACCTCTTTGATACGTGGGGACGATCAAGGAGGTTTTTGTGTACAATTAAAAACCCCTCCAACTTAATGAAAGGGTCAAAGAAAACTGTACATAATCTATGTTTATTTAGTAGTTGGGTTCATTCCCACGAGTGCAAGATATAAAATATATCTATACTAAATACAAGTTATATCAAATAAAGTAATATATTTGTTTCCAGAATGTTAGAACACCTGGCTAAAAAAGATAAACTTTGGAGGCAAACAGCCTTTAATATTTGCAAGTGTAAAGACTTAGCAGACGAACTAACTAACCTCATGTATCTACGGATATACAACTACAACGTACCAATCGACAAACTAACTGAAAACTACGTAGGGTTTGTAATATACAACCTCTTCAGGGATCACTGCAAAAGAATAAAAGATTTAAGTTTAGACTGGGTTTATGACAACGGAGGAGACGCATGGAGTACGGAAGACTACAGCACTTTAATAAACACAATAACAGTAGAAGAACCTACAGGGTTTGATGATGACGATTCAACTATACTAACTAAAGCTGGAGAACTAAAATGGTGGGAGCAGCAATTACTTTCACATTCTTACGACAAATCATTAAGACAGATTGAAAAGGAGTTTAACATAAATTATAAGTTTGTGTACAATAACACTAATAGATGCCGTAGAATCATCTTAGGTGAAGACTACAACCATATCAAACAACCAAGGCACTCAAACACCGCAACTAGGAAAGAAGATAAAAGAACCAAATCATATAAGAATGGAAAACGAACTGCATAACAAATCACTAAAAGAATTAAGAGAGATTTACCCTAACATTAAATCAACATCTAAGGCTGGGTTTATTAAACAATTAGAGTCAGCCACGCATGAGTTTAAATATAAAAAGGAAACACAAGAAGAAATAGATGCAAGGGCTGATAAATTAGACAAAGCATTTGAGGACGCTGGATATCCCACTTTAAATGAAGGCGAAACTATAGAAATGGTATTAGAATCTTCAAAACAAATACAATCACAGGGACTAGGCGACACAATAGAAAAGGTTTTAGCATCTCCAGCAATCGCACCAATCACAAAAGCAATAAAGAAAGTAATATTTAAAGACGGTGAAGACTGCGGATGTAAAGAGCGAAAGGTGTTCCTGAATCAAAAGTTCAAATACAAACTAAAACCAAGATGCCTAACAGAACAAGAGCACAAAGAATGGGGGAAGTTTGCAAAGAACCTCACGCTAAAGATAGAAGACAAACAAATAAAGTACATTTGTAAATTATACTCAGAGGTAATGCAAAGACAGTATTTCGAGCCGTGTAGAAACTGCTCACCTAAACCGCTGATATACATGATAGATAATTTAAACGTAGTTTATGATAGTTATAAATAAACATGGGGAATATATAGAAGTTGACCCAGAGTTTACAGATCTAAAAGAAACTGCTGATGGGTGCGTAGTAACATATAAAATTATACGTTATTTAAAAGATGACTAATGATAATAGAACACAACATAGATATATTAGAAGACGGTGAGATTGGTCAGCGCGTTAAGTCTGTGAGTGTAGAGAACGGTAAAATAATAGATTCTAGTTGTTACTTTGAATTTAACAAAGTTTTATTAAACTAATGGCATACAGTAAAGAACAGATAGAGAAAACGTTTACAGAAATATGTAGACAGATAGCCGAAGAGGGAAAATCTCTTAGGGCTGTGCTTCGTTCTGAAGATATGCCAGAGAGTCACACATTCTATAAGTGGGTAGATTCAAGCAAAGAAAAGTTACTACAATACACGCGCGCGATAACTAACGACAGACCAAATATAATCTTTGAGGAGATACTTGTGATTGCAGACGACCAAGAGCATGATGTTTATGAAGACGCAGACGGAAACGAACAGACTAATCACAATGTAATTAATAGGGCTAAGATTAGAATTGACGCTCGTAAATGGATGTTGGGGAAAATGAACCCTAAGAAGTACAGCGACAAAATACAAGTAGATACAACGGAATTTTCAGAGCAACCTTTATTTCCAGATGTTCCAAAGAACGACAGCAATAAATAAACTATTAGCAATGACTGCTCGTAAAAGAGTAGTTCAAGGCGGTACAAGTGCGGGTAAGACTCACGGTATCATACCCATTGAAATAGACTATTGCATCAAACACCCAAAGACACTCACAACTTTTGTAGCAGAATCTATACCAGCGGTTAAAGCGGGGTGTGTTAAGATATTCAAAGACGTAATGCAAGACACTAATCGATGGAATCACAACCGATGGCTAGGCAGTCCAATGCAATACACATTTTCAAACGGTTCAATCATAGAGTTCAAATCGTTTCCTACAATTGGGAGCGCAAAAGTAGCAGGAAAAAGAGATAGGCTATTTATGAACGAGGCTAATCACATTCCTTTTTTAATTGCTGATGCTCTAATGATTCGATCTAAAGAAACATGGATAGACTTTAATCCAGACAATGAGTTTTGGGCGCATACAGAAACACTACAAGAGCGTAACAGCGAGTTCTTACTACTTACATACGAAGATAACGAAGCGTGTCCTGAAGAGACTATTGAGGATTTAGAGATAAAGATGCGCAAAGGGTTTTACAATGTAAATAAAGACTGGAACGACAAGACGAATATCAAGAGTGAGTATTGGGCTAACTGGTGCAGGGTTTACGTAAAGGGTGAGATAGGAAGTTTAGAGGGGGTTATCTTTAACAACTGGCAATTGATTGACAACTTACCTCCAGAGGCTAGACTACTCGGTTACGGTTTGGATTTTGGTTATAGTAACGATCCGACTGCAATAATCGAGGTGTACAAATGGAATGATAAGCGGGTGCTGAATCAAATCTGTTACGAGAAAGGATTGAGTAATAAACAGATCTCCAAATTCATTACTACAAAGCATAGATGCTGGTGTGATAGTGCAGAGCCTAAATCTATACGAGAGTTACAGACGTATGGGATTAATGCTGGGGGAGTCACCAAAGGAAAGGACAGTATTAACTACGGGATTCAAATCATTCAAGACAATGAGTATCTTGTAACATCTTCATCATTAGAGTTTATTACAGAGCTTAGAAAATATGCTTGGGCAAAGGACAAGACTACGAATGAAAAGTTAAACATTCCAATTGATATGTGGAATCATGGGATTGACGGGTGGAGGTATCACGAGATGGAGGCGATAGGAAAGAACCGCAGGATAGAAATAGGATAACAATTAAATAAATATATTATGATGCAAGAAATAATACCAAGTACTGAAGTCAAGGTGGTGATAAAAGTTTATGACCATGATGTTGTGGATGCAAAATGTATGGCATATTTGGAGGGTGATGAATATAGAGGCGTTGTTGTTCAGGCAAAATCAATTCCATCTGCATTAAAAAAGTTAGCCGTTTCGTTGGAGGCTATAAATCAATATCGTCTTAATACCCAAAAATGCACGAGTAACAAATAATTAAAAATTTAGTTATAATAATAGATGAAGATAAAAGTTACAATACCAGAAGATATAAGCGACATTACACTAGGTCAGTATCAAGAGTATGAACTACTCAACGACAAACTGAAGGACGAGGGTCTTGACGGACGGGAGTACAACAAACAAAAGATATCTTTATTCTCTGGTATTCCTTACAACAGAATGAACCAAGTGAGTTATAAAGACTTTGCTAGTTTGTTATCGGACATTGATAAGGCGTTAGAACAGGATTGTAAGTTTAAGAATAGGTTCTTTATAGATGACATTGAGTTTGGTTTTATTCCGAACCTCCAGAAGATTACTAGCGGTGAGTTCTTTGATTTACAAGCGTACAGTAAAGAGGTTGATGAGGGTAAGGGAATCCCAATTGAAACGCTTAACAGTTTGATGGCGATACTATTTAGACCTGTAAAGAAAAAGGATAAGTTAGACAATTACGCTATAAAGAATTACAAAGGAACAGAGCGATACGGCGAACTAATGAAACGCACACCGATGAACATTGTAAAAGGTGCATTAGTTTTTTTTTGGAGTTTATCCAGGGAATTACAGAAAGACATTACAAGGTGTACGCTGGAGGCACAAGTGAAGGAGCAAAAGCATCAGACTTCTTTGCGGAGTGGGGTTGGTATGATACCCTCAACACATTAGCAAAGGGTAAGCCGTGGAAATATGATTGGGTTTGTAGTTGGAACGTTCACGAAATGCACACGTTTCTAGCTCACAAGATTGATAAGCAGAAGTTAAAAGCAAGTTTAAGAACAGTTAAAAATTAATATTATGGAAGTAAGAACATATAAAACACCATTAGAAGATTTAAGAAATTCAGATTTAGAACATTATGAAGAAGCGTCTACAAAAATACATCATTGGTCAAGCGGAATACCAAGGGCTATTAATTTCTATTACGATTATAAGAGTTTAAATTTTTTGGGTAAGATTATGTTTGCAATAAAAAGCTAAAGAATGAACCACTACACAGAACTTTTAAGATACGTTAGAGGGTTAGCAGATGAAGACCCTTTTGTCAATACCACAACACAAGGGATTGATGAAGACATGGATTTAGACAAAGGGAATATCTATCCACTGTTTAATATTGAGTTGTTTGACCCTACGTTTCCACCTAATACTGTGACGTTTCAATTAGAGATTACTTGCTTACAGCAACGAGACACGAATAAAGAAATACGTGTAGATAAGTTCTGGCTACAAGATAATAAGGTTGATAATTTTAACGAGACATTAGCGGTTATTAATAGAGTAATCGGTAAGATGCGGAAGGACTTTGGAGACACTGAAATATCAATAGACGAAACACCAACGGCTGGAAAGTTAGAAGAGTGGGGTAAGAATACACTTGACGGGTGGACGCTTACAACAACGGTAACAATGCCGAATACTAATATAGACCTTTGTTCATAATGGAAGTAGAAGATGCTTTAAATAAATTTGGCAAGTCAGTTGTAAAGCAATCAAGAACGCAACTGTCTAAAAAGGATAAGAACGCAAGTAAGAAGTTATGGAACTCAATGGGGTATGATTTAAAAGTATCTAAGAATAGTTTTGAGTTGTCTTTTAGCATGGAGGACTATGGTAAGTTTCAAGATAGAGGTGTTTCGGGTAAAAATGCGTCAGGGTTTAAAGGTAAAAAGAAAAAAGTACAAAAGAGTTTAAGCGGGTTTAGATTTGGCAGTGGAAACTTTAAAGGCAAAGGTGAAGACTGGGAAAAGAGAATAGACAAATGGATGTTCTCGAGAGGTATTGCTCCAAGAGATAAAGAAAGCGGTAAGTTTATAAAAAGGTCTACTGTTAATTTCTTGATAAGGCGTTCGATATTTCAGCACGGTATAGCAGCAAGTAAGTTTTTTACACGACCCTTTGAAGTTGCTTTTGAGCAATTACCAGAGACATTATTAAAAGCGTTCGGTTTGGAAGTTGACACATTATTAAATAGATTATTAAAATGATTAAAGCATTATCACCATTTTACGTAATAACTCCTTTTGTCAGCCCATTGACGAGCGCAACGAGTACAGAATATCTATTACAGATATACGTATGGAGTGGAGACAAGGCTGCTGTGCCAGCGCAAGTAACGTATGAGAAGACAATACTAAACACTTCAAGTTCAATCGGGAATAGCAGAGTAAACATTGCAAGGCTTATAAACGACTTTATAGATTTCACTCCAGCATCCTCAAATATAACCGAAGCACTAGATGGGAATAATCAGTTATGGGTACAGCACAATGTAATATACACAACAGCAAACCCTTCAGATGATGGAGTGCAGCAAACAATAGTCAAGCAGTTAATGGTGAGTGGTTACGGTTATGGAATAGAGGGAGAGAACGCACAACCACCAGCAAATAAAGTTTTTATGTTTGGTACAGAGTTCAATGTTAGCCGTACAGGGTTCTTTGTAGTTCCTATATTGGCGGATGAAGACGCTGCACAACTTCTCTTAAACGATTACAAGACAAGAGTATTAGCAGACGGTGGAATTATGACAGACGAAGTTTGTTTAAAAACATATATTAATTCTATATTATTATGAGTACTTACAGTAATGCTAGTTTAATAATGCCAGAGGGGTTTGGTGTAAAAGCGGGGACTTTGTATAATTTAAAACCTATTGATGGGCTTGCAGATTTTACAGTTGATAGGAATAGTTTAGCGACACATATAGATAAGGATGGTATATTACAAACTGCGGCAATAGACGTTCCTAGAAATGATTATACTGATGTAGTCGGTTGTGGTCATTTATTGGTAGAACCTCAAAGCACAAACATAATCCCTTATAGTCAAGAATTTACTAATGCAACATGGAACGCACAAAGCCCACTTGTAACAAGAACAGCGAACAGCGCGATTAGTCCAGACGGAACACTAAACGCAACAAGAATAACAGCAACGGCTTCAAATGGTAGATTGAGAGAAGATGGTGTTTCGATAAATACTTTAAGCTATACAAACAGTTTGTGGATAAAACGAGTTTCGGGTGTTGGGGATGTTAAATTATTGGACGTGACTGGTAGTGGTGGAGCAGTAACATTAACAAATGAGTTTCAAAGGTTTTCTATAACGACTCAATCAGTAGGAACGTCAGGGCGTTTTATTCTGGAAATTGTCACATCGGGCGACTCTGTAGATGTTTGGGGTGCACAAGTTGAGCAGCAAACGAACCTTACAAGCTACATAAAAACCGAAGCGACAACCGTTACAAGATTAGCCGATGATATAAGCGTATTAACATCGTTAATAGTTCCAGCAGTAACTGAAATAATAGAGACTATTGATGGTGTGCCGCAAACCCCTATAACAATTATTCCGGCAACCTATACAGTTCCAGAAGGAAATATTAATAATATAATAATGAACTAATGAGGAAGTTTAAGAAATACGGATTTACAGACGAAGTAGAAGCGGATAGTTATATTTCTGATTTAGGAGAAGATAATAAAAACCATATTGTAAAGGTGGGTTTCTATGTTGTAACTCAAGGCGAGTATGATGAACAAGGAAACGAAACAACACCGCCTGTATTGTCAGATAAATACATGGTGGATATGATGTGGGTAGACAAGAAAGATAAAGATTGGAAAGACTTTAGATATAAGTTAAACGGAGAACCAAACTATCATACTTTTTTCGGCATAGAATATTCAGATAACACAGTGTAATTATGGCAACAGCAACAATAATAAGTTTTCCAGATAGCGAGATAAACGAAAGTATAAATATACCGCAAACTTTAGATAGTGCTGAGTTAATACAATACCTATGGATAGACGTAAGCGAAACAACAACAGATACTCATATCGAGGTGGTTTACAATGGTGTTACTATAACCTTATTCATTACCGAAGAATGCAGATATACACCAGTAGACATTGTATTTCAAAACAAAGAGGGTGCTCAGCAAATTTTAACTTTCTTTAAAAAGAGAGTTGAGAGTATGGATGTGACCAACGAAGTTTTTGAAGGCGACAGAGGGCAACCGAGTGAGGGCAACCACCAGTTCATAAAGTTCAATGTAGGCGGTAAAAGTAAGTTCACGGTTAATAGTGGATTTATAGACGAAGATGTAAACGAAACTATCAAGCAGTTGTTTTTAAGTGAGCGAGTTTGGGAGTTCGACGGTACTAATTTTATCCCTTTGAATATCTCAAGTAAAACCTTTGAAGAAAAGACACGCCAAAACGATAGGTTAATTAACTATGAGATAGTATTTGATTACGCTTTTAATGAAATAAACACAGTTTAATGAGAGTTGATATTTTCATAGGGGGTGACCAAGTAGAACTATTTCCAAACGAGAGCCTGGAAGTTAATAGTTCAGTTGCGGATATAGAAGACATTACCGAGAACACAACTGACTATACTAAGACTTTCACAGTTCCAGCAGGCAAGGAAAACAACAAACTATTTAAACACTGGTATGATGCGGACGTGGACAATTCATTTGATGCTCGGATAAAAGTAGACGGGCGTATTGATTTGGACGGTATGCTATTCAGGATTGGAAAGTTTAGGCTTTCTAAAGTCGCGGTTAAAAGTGGTGCGCCTAGTTCTTATACTATTAATTTCTGGGGTAATTTAGTATCACTAGCGGACGCGTTAGGAAAAGACGAGTTAAGCGATTTAAATTTAACAGCGTTCGATCATGGATACAATAGCGCAAATGTATTTACGGGTTTAGTTTCAACAGGTTTTATGTCAGACGGCTTAGTTTACAATCTATTACCAAAGAAACAATACTATTATACTTCGGATCCATCGGACACTACAATCACAGACACCCTTGTTAATATTGGATGGGGTGACGGGTCTGGAAGCAACGGGGTTACATGGAGTGATTTAAGACCATCGATAAGATTAATAAAACTAATCGAGGCAATAGAGACAGATTATTCTTTAACGTTCAGTAGAGACTTCTTTGGACGTACAGAATTTAACGAGTTGTATCTATGGCTTAACTCCGCGAAGAAATCAGAAATAGACGGTACTGAATTAATGGTTGATTTTGACGTTAATAGCGGGAGTTTAGTTAATGTAAATCTAACAACCAACATAGGGACTTTTGACACTGAAAACTCACCAAGAAGATGGTGGCAGTTATACATGGAGGTTACTCCTAGTCCTGGGTATGAAGGTGTGGAATATACTATTTTGTATTTTAGGGATGATGACGAGTCAGGTAGTGAGGTAGAACTACAAGCGCAAATCACAAAGACCGGACAGTTTAGATGGAAAAATAGTTTACACGCTCAAGGAGGGGAAACTATCTACGAGGTGTTTTATAGGATTCAAGCAAATCAAGAGTTTAAATTTACAACGGAGTTATTCCAACAGAGAAGAGACTTTTTCGGTAAGGACGGAAACGGGACAACAACCAGCAGTGAGCAAACAATCGAGTCGAATTTTGTAGTGGCTGATAACATACCTAAACTAAAAACAATTGACTTTTTAAAAGGGCTGTTCAAAGAATTTAAACTAGTTGTGATACCTCAAGATGACGGGACTATATTTGTGAATACCTTAAATGATTATTATGCTGAAGGTGGAATATTTGACATTACTAATTACGTTGATTTTGATAGTTACGATGTTTCAAGAGGGCAGATATTAAATGAGATTAATTTTTTATTCCAAGAGCCTAGCACAATTTTAAATAAAACATTTGAAGAGAATACTAGGATTGCCTACGGAGATCAAGAAACAATTTTAAAAGATGATACTGGTGAGGTTTTAGACGGGGACACGTTAGAGTTTACACTACCATTTGAGCAAGTTCTATTTGAGAGGTTAACAGATATAAACGACGGGACAGATTCTAACGTTCAGTACGGTTCAATCATTGATGAGAATTTAGCACCGGTTAACCCAAAGCCTGTAATTTATTACAACATTTACCAAAGTTTAGGCAGTAAGCCAGTGGGGTTTATAAACGACTCAGGGGTTAAGGAAATATTAAACGGGAGTTTAAACACTCCATCAAGTACTATTGATTTTGAAACAATGAATTTCAGCACGCTGTTTGATTCAGAGTTTTCAACATGGGACGGGAGAAAAATAGATAATACTTTATTCACTAATTATCACGAAGATTATTTACTATCTATATTCAATATTAAAAAGAGATCGTTTAATTACAAGTGTAAGAATTTTCCTTTAAGGGTTTTATTGGATTTAGAATTGAATGACATACTACAAATAAAAGACAACTATTTCAGAATTGATAATTTCACATCTAATCTAGTATCGGGTGATGTAGATTTCAATCTAGTAAATCATTTCGGTAATGCTGTTAATGCATTTGATGCAAGCCCTACAGATTTCTTCGTTGATAATCTAGCCCAACAGATAAGCACCTATGTAACAAATTTAGGAAATTTTAGTTTTAATAAGGTAGACACAGGCGACGGAGTTGGATGGGTAACAGTAACGAGCAACACTAATAATGTGTTCTTTGATTTAACTTTAAACGCAACAGGAACACTAAGAAGTATAGTTATAGATTTGACGCAAGCGGTAACACTTCAGGAGGTAAGAATATTCATAACTCAAGAGGGTGGATTAGTAACAGCAGATAGCACAGTCGTAACAGCGGACAACGATATAGTAACAGTAGACAACGGATAAGATGGCACAACAAACAATAGGTATAGGAACGGTTGCAAATGACGGATTAGGAGATCCGCTAAGAACAGCAATGACTAAAACGAACGAGAACTTTACGGAGTTGTACGACAAACAAATAGGGTTCTTCGATTATTCAGATTTAGCGACTACTGGGACACCGATAGCGGTAACACTAGGAACTAGTCCCCTTGCGTTAACTAATGATGAATTAGGGGCTAATACAAATAAAGCATTTCCACCAGTAGGAGTTACTGATGTTTGGGATGCGTCTGGAGGTGTGTTTGATTGGACTGAGTTGTCGTTAGGGGATACCGTAGATATTAGATTAGACGTAGACGTTATTACGGCAACAGTAAACACTGAAATAAAAATAGATTTACATTTAGGTACTGGAGCCGGCTCTTATACGATCCCTTGGATATTACCAACCAACTTTAAGAACACTGGGACTAATAAGTTAAACAGGTTTAACGGAATATACATTGGAGACGCTAACACATTAGATAATGGAGGTCAGTTTAAGATATCAACAGACAAGGACTGTACAGTAGTAGTTAACGGGTGGTATTGTAGAATTTTAAAAAGATGATAGCAAATACAATATCCATATTACAAAGTAATAATTTCTACGGTGCTGGAGAGTTCACAGAAATAGCAAAAGGAAAGCATGAACTTGTAACCGATTGGAAGGGATTAAAAACTAAATTAGTTAGGCAATGGCGATCACCAAGGAAATAATCATAAAAGCAAATACAGAGGACGCCGTAACTAGTGTTGATAGTCTAAGCACTAGCGTAGAGGGCTTAGGTGATGCTGCAATAGATACTTCAAAAGATATTTCTGGAATTAAAAAAGCAAGCCAAACAGCGAGTAAAGGAATTAAGGGTATTGGTGTTGCATTCAAGGCTTTAGGTATTGGAATCATCGTTGCGTTATTTGCTAAACTCGCGGAGATACTTAGCAGGAATCAGAAGGTAATGGATTTACTAAGTAATGTAATGAAAACCCTTGAGATTGCTTTTAAAGATTTATTTTCTTTCGTTACCGATAATTTCATGCCAGCATTTGAGAGAGTGAAAACGTTCTTTCAAAATCTTACATTTAAACAAGTTGGCGAAGCGATAAAGAAGAATATTATAGAACGGTTTAATAGCGTTTTAGATGTTATTGGATTCATAGGTAAAGCGTTTAAAAAATTAAGAGAGGGAGATTTACAAGGTGCTCTTGAGGAAATAAAGAATGCTGGTAAGGAAATGGTTGACGTTTTTACGGGTGTGGATGGAACGGTTGACAAAGTTACCGAAACAATCACGAAAGGGGCTAAAGCAATATCCAACTATGCTAAACAATCATTCAACGCAGCCAAAGCAATAACAGACTTAGGTAATCAAGCATTAATAGCCGCAGCGATTAACCAGGGAATCATTGAGCAGTACGATAGGCAAGCCGAACAACTAAGACAGATCCGAGACGATGACGCTAAAAATATAGAAGTACGTATTGAGGCTAACAGAAAATTAGGTGAGGTTTTAGAAGAGCAACAGGAAATCATGCTTAGAAATGCTGACCTAGTAATCGCAGCAGCTCAAAATGAATTTGATTTAAACGGTAACATCGAAAACCAAATTGCATTAATTGAAGCGCGTAATGAAAAGTTAGCGATACAAGCACAAATAGAAGGATTCAGAAGTGAGCAGTTAGTAAATATTAACGGACTATTAAGAGAACAAGGAGAGATTGAACAAGCCGCTTTAGATGCTATAATTGAGCAAGAAAAAATAAAAGAAGATTTAAGAAAAAAAGCGATAGAAGATTTAAGAAAATTAGCAGATGAAGAGATAGCAATACAGAAAGAAATATCAGCATCAAAAATGGAAGGGTTAGATATTTTAATAGATTTAGCAGGGAGAGAATCCGCATTAGGTATCGCCTCTTTATTAGGGAAGCAAGCATTAGCAGTACAAGAATTATTAATAGACTTAGGCGCAATAAAAAGTAAAGCAACAAGGACATTGGCAGAAGCTTCTTTAGATGGAGCAAAAGCAACTTCATCAGTAGCAACAGGATTTGCAGCAACGTTATCATTAGGATTTCCAGCAGCAATACCAGCACTAGTTGGATATGCAGGTGCAGCCGTTGGAATTGTTACAGGTGTTCTTAGTGCTGTAAAAGGAAGTAAAAGTGTAGCGGCTAGATTTGGAGCGATCGGTGGAGGGGGAAGTCAAGCCTCTATACCTACAGCAACAGCACCATCTTTTAACCTAGTCGAAGGAACAGGAAGCAATCAAATTGCAGAAGGATTAGCACGACAAGACAATCCTATACGCGCCTTTGTCGTATCTAGTGACCAAACAACAGCAGCGGCTATTGATAGAAATATCGTGAAAAATTCTAGGCTTTAAAAAGTTCTTTGTCCATTATCAGTGGAATAAATAAGTTAATCACTTTGTAATATATTGCAACCTGCCCATCAGATATATGAAATCCTCTGGTTGGGGACTCGAACACCCGCTTCACTTACACCCTACTTTACTTTCAGGTATGATACTACTTATAAACCTCTACAATAAACACAACTGCTGATACAGTTTAATAACTTTACGTAGAGTCTAGTATGACCGTACCCACATTATCGTTTATCTTCGTAGCAAAGAACTTTAATTTTAAATATTTATATATGTTTTATTCGTAACTATTCGTTGAATTATACTCCTATTACAATTGTAAAAATCAGCAATCTCTTGTTGTGTTTTATGCTCTTTGTGCATATCTCTAATATGTAACACATCATCTGAAGTCAAATTACTCCTGCCATGCTCAACACCTAACGACTTGCCTTTCGTGGGCTTTCTTAATCCAATATCGTAAGCGTGTTTCAAATTGTGAGAGTGATTACACCACTCCAAATTAGACAATTCATTATTTAATTTATTACCATCTATATGGTTTATGATAGTATAATTATTAGGATTAGGTATAAATGCAATGGCTAATAGCCTGTGTAGTTTAGTTGTTTTTCTATGTAACGACACAACCTTGTATCCTGTTTTAGATATGCATTGATTTAATATAGCCCCGGTCCACTCGTTTAGCACTGTGCCTCCTTTTGTTATTGAGTACTTACTATCGATCTTATGTTTCATATTGTTTATTTAAAAAGCACTAGGATTCAAAACCTTTTTGCAGACCATTAATCCGACAAATTCATTTTAATACTTATGCAAATATACTTATTTCTTAGTGATTATGTAACAAACACGATATCTATTAGTTATTATAGTAGAACAATCAATAGTTTTTATTTATGAAGGTCTACGAAGCCGTGTTTAATCAAGCAAAGAATAAAGGAGTATGGGGTATTTCTTTAGTGGAAGACCCAGCGATGGAAGGCGAGTTCTTAGCGCTATCAAAACAGGCTAAGATTGAGTTAAAAACTTTAGACGAAGAGCAACGTATTATTATTGGTTTAGTCTTAGAACCTAACAAAAAGATTTACAGAAATCAAGGCGGCGAAGAGTTTGAAATATTCTTTTCAGAAGAGACTATAAAAGACTTATCACACAACTTTTTTAAACAAGGGTATCAAACTAATTCAAGTATAGAACATAGCGACTCCATAGAGGGGGTTTCTTTTGTTGAAAGTTGGATTGTATTGGATTCTAATAATGACAAGTCTAACGCTCTAGGGTTTAACTATCCAAAAGGCTCATGGGTTGCAACGATGAAAGTTGATAGTGATGAGGTTTGGGAAAGTTACGTTAAAGACGGCAAAGTAAAAGGCTTTTCAATAGATGCCTTTGTAGAATTACAGGAAGTTAAATTAAATAAGGATAAACAAATGGAAGATCAAAAAGAAAAGAAATTCTTAGATACTGTAAAAGACGCTATTAAGTTGGCTCTGACTCCGAAAGAGAAAGAGATCAAACTAGGGAGTGTTACTTCAGTAGATGGAATGGTATTCATGTACGAGGGCGAAACTCCACAAGTTGGAGGTGCGGTTTGGATCATCGCTGAAGACGGCGAAACCAGAGTTCCAGTGCCAGTTGGAGATCACGCTTTAGAAGGCGGGGGTGTTTTAGTGGTAACAGAAGAAGGAATCATTGGAGAAGCGAAAGCAGAAGAGCCTGCCGAATTAGGAGATCCTGGAGCAGGAGCAGCACAACCAGCAGCAGCAGCGGAAGCAGTAGACCAGATTAAATCAATCTTGGTTAAGTTCGCGGAAGAGGCGAAAGCGGAAAGACTAGAGTTTGAAAAAGGTATCAAGGCAGAACTTGAAACTTTTAAAGGGCAATTAGTAGAGTTTTCTAATAAGCCAGCAGACGACAAAACAAAGAGCGCACCAACGCCTAGAAATGGAAAATCAAAGAATTTAGTAGAATTTTTAAATAACAATTTATAATGGCAACAACAGTAACAAGAGTATTTAGACCACTAAATGCTGATATTGACCAAAAATCATTAACGGCAGACACGACTTTAGACGCGGGAGACACCAACACAACAATTTTCCTTGATGCGATAGGTGAAGCTGTTTTATTACCAGCACCACTTGCAGGGTTAAAATACCCCTTTATCGTAACGGAGGCGATAGTAACAAGCTCGTGGACAATAGCAGCAACAGGAGCACTTATCTTTGGTAGCGTTACAGAGGCGGGGCTAGTTCAGTTAGCATCAGCAGAAACAACTATTACCATAGTATTTACAAAAGCAATTAAAGGTGATTGGTTTACTTTAGAAGCCGACGGCACAAGTTGGTATTTAAAAGGGCAATTATCAGTAGCGGGTAGTTTAACAACTGCATAATATTAATAAATAAATAAACAATATAATGGCAACAACAGTAAGCATTACAACAAACTTTGTAGGAGAAGTTGCTGGTGAGTATATCGCAGAAATGATTAAGGAAGCGAATACTATCAGTCAGAACTTAATTACAGTACTTCCTAATGTCGTTTCACCTCAATTCGTAAGAAAGATACAAACCGCAGAAGGTTTTGTTGATTATGCGTGTGGTTGGACTCCAGCGGGATCTACAACTTTATCAGAAAAAGAATTAGCACCTAAAAAAATTAAGTGGGATTCTGAATTTTGTAAAGAAGATTTTAGACAATTATGGACGGCTCAAGAAATGGGCTTTTCTGCACACAACGACAATTTACCAGCAACAGAACAAGCAGCAATCTTAGCGGACTACGGAACAAGAGTAGCACGTAAAATTGATGTAGATATCTGGGAAGGTGACGGGGGAGACGGAAATTTTGCTGGATTTATTCCCGCACTTTTATTAGACGGGGATGTTTTAGACGTATCTGGCGCAGAGGCAATTACATCAAGTAATGTTCAGGCGGAATTAGGTGATTATTTTGACACTATTCCAGATGAATTAATTGATTCTGATGGATGGATCAACGGAGTTTCTACAAATGTAGTTAGAGCGTTAAAGCGTTCTTACGGGAATCAAGGGCGTTCTAATGGAACATTCTTAAGAGAAAACGAACTTGAATTTGACGGATATCTTTTAACAGAGATTAAAGGAGCAAACGCTAACACGATGGTAGGTTACAACAAAAACCAATTATTCTTTGGTACTGGACTTTTATCTGATTTGAATGAGGTAAAAATTAAGGACATGGACGAAGTAGATTTGTCTGGACAAGTTAGAATGAAGTTAGTTATGACTGGAGGCGTACAATACGCTTACGGAGCAGAGATAGTTTTATACAGAGGTTAATCACAAAGGGGGTTGAAACACTCCCTTAATTAAAATTTATAATTATGGCATGTGATATAACATCAGGAAGAGTAAAGCAATGTAAGGACACTTTAGGAGGTGTTTCTAAATTGTATTTGTATAATTTTATTGAAGATCCGTTTACGGTTGTAGCAGGAGAAGCCACAGCAATGAATGTTTTAGTAACTGCAGCGTTTGAATACGATCTGGAAGGTAACGGACATATTTTAGATGAGCAATTAGTACCTTCACGAGATGCAGGAACAAGGCTAAACACTCAAACGATTACGGCAATACTTCAAAAGATAGATGCGGCTACAAGTGCAGAAATGAATTTGTTAGCAGCAGGAACACCGCAAGCAGTTGTAAAAGACAGAAACGGTAATTATTTTGCAGTAGGAATTACAGATGGAATCGACTTTACGGTAGCGGTAAATACTGGAAGTGCAAAAGAAGATTTAAACGGGTACACTTTAACAGGGGTATCAACAGAGAGTCTAATTGCACCAATATTAGACAGCGCAACAGTAACAGCGTTTCTATTAGTAGTAGCATAACCCCGACAACAAGAAGTAAAACCCTATCATTATTTGATGGGGTTTTCTGATTTAAAGTCATGAGGTGCTTTTTGATATGCTAAATGAGCATCGTATTCAGTTTTAAAATATCCTAAGAATTTAGATTTCCCTTTTACGGTTTTAAATACTTGCCACTTATTAAATCTTCTATGCCAAGAAACGCCTTTATAATTAGAGCTAAAGGATGGTTTGTTTTTATCTACAATACCCTGTACGGATTCACCATTATTTACAAGGATTACGGCTTCTTGGTACGCTATGTTAGCTTCTTTTGGTGTGTTGAAATTACCTAGTCTAAACGCTTTTCCCTCTACATTTATGATAGATGTCCATTTATTACCACTGGGACGCGATCCTTTAAATTTAGACTCTTTATATATATTATTTCTATGTGGTATAAGCTGTAGGTTCGCTAGCCTATTGTCTGTTTTTACATTATTTATATGATCTACAACCAGCCCTTTATATCCGTTCGGTTTATGGTTTAAAAATGACATTGTTACTATTTTATGAACTCTTGTTCTTTTAGACCCCCCGTTCTTGCATAAATTCACTTGAAGATACCCACCGCTCCCTTTTAATGTTGAAAGTATCTTTTCGGAAAGCCTCCCCTTTCTAACTAAACTCTTAATTCTGCCTAAATCGGATACTTTGTAAATACCCTCATACCCTTTAATATATCTCCATATTTCCATAAAATAAAAACCCTCGAATCAGTAGGTAGTGGGCTACATCATCAAAGGTTTTGTAAAAAGTTTTTATTAGAGCCACTACTCTCAAGTACAAATATACGTTTTTTAAACTAATAGTAACAAATACTTGAAAATTTAGTTATAATAATAGATGAAAGTAATATCACCAGATGACACGACGCATTTAATTAAGTTCGATCCTAGATTTTACGAGATAGGATCTACTTTAACAATGAATTTATATGATGAGGCTCAACGTATTAATCAAGACGTAAACATAACCGATTTTACGGTTGTAAATAGACTTATACATTTAACTTTTACAGATGCTGAATTTTCTACTTTAGATTTCTACGAAAACGGAAAGTATCAGATTAGAATTACAGACGTAGATTCAAGTGAAATATTATACAGGGGCAAAATGATAGCAACAACACAAACACCGCAAGATTATAAATTAACTAACGATCGTTATATATGAAAGATAATATAGTAGTATTAAAGTTAGCTAATTACGTTCGTCCTAAAGTAGAAGAGAACAAGGCTAAGAATTGGGTTTTGAACGGTAAGAATAATTCATTTTATCAATATGTAATTGACCGTTTTAATGGTAGCCCCACGAACGCGGCAATAATAAACTCGTACGTCGATTTAATTTATGGAAAAGGATTAAGAGCAACTAACGCAGCGCAAAACTTAGCAGATTGGACTAAGTTTAAGGCTATATTAAGCCGTAAAGATTTAAGGCGCATCATAGCAGACTTTGAACTGTTCGGGGAAGCCTCAATGGAGGTTATACAGACCAACGGTAAAAAGTTAAGTTCTATTAGTCACGTGGCTAAAAATTTAGTAGTCCCGAGTATAGAGAATGAAGATTGTGAAATAGAGAGTTATTTCTTTAGTAAGGATTGGAGCAACACGACTAAGAATCCACCAGAATCCATTCCAACATTTGAAGGTAAGAAATCAAAAGAAATGTATGTAATTACTCCGTATAAAGCGGGTAAAAATTACTTTTCTGATCCCGATTATTTAGCAGGATTGCCTTATGCAGAAATGGAAGAGGAAATAGCGAACCTTAATATTAATGCTATTAAAAAAGGGCTTAGTACTGGATACGTTATTAATGTTCCTAACGGAAACAGCTGGGAAGATGAGGATAAAGAAGATTTCAAGAGAGATGTAAAACGTAAAATGACAGGATCTACAAACGCAGGGGATTATATTATAGCGTTTAATGGTGTAGATGAAAAAATTGAAGTAACTAATTTTCCTGTTAACGAAAATCTTCATAAGCAATGGGCTTTTTTAACAGAAGAGAGTAAACAGCAAATTCTAACAAGCCATAGAGCAACAAGCCCGTCAATTGTAGGTATTATATCTTCATCGGGTTTTAGTAACACTGCGGACGAAATGGACATGGCGGAGGCGCAATTAATGAAGCGTGTAATAGCGCCAAAACAAGAGCAGATACTTGAGGCGTTAGAAACTATATTAGTGACATACGGAATCAACTTAGATTTAGAGTTTATACCGCTAACAGAACCCAAAACAGACGTTCAGCCGACAACGACTGAGTTAAGTACTCATTGCGGTCACGAATACAGCGCAAACGATCTAATTGCTTTGGGAGAAACCGAAGACTTAGATAATTACGATATAGTAGACGAGGTTGAGGTTGATTATGACGAGGTTATTACATTAGCGAGTACAGGAACAGCAAGACCGAACTCAAAGAGCGAACAGGACAGCGCAAACGTGTTAATTCGGTATAGATACGTAGGTAATAACTCACCACAGCGTGATTTTTGTCAATTAATGATGTCTGCTAATAAGATTTACCGCAAAGAAGACATAATTCAGATGGAAAACAAGTCGGTTAATCCAGGTTGGGGTCCAAATGGGGCAAATACATACTCGATTTGGTTGTATAAAGGCGGTGGAAACTGTTATCACAAGTGGAATAGAGTGATTTACCTTAAAAGAGGTATCAAAATAGACGTAAATAGCCCTTTAGCCAAGACAATAAGCACTAGTAAAGCGCGACAACAGGGCGAAAAAGTACCTACAAACGACAGTAAAGTAAGTATAGCACCAATTAACATGCCCAAACAAGGGTTTTTAAAATAATAATCATGGCAATAACAGATCTAGGCACTATAAACAGCCTAAAAACATCACAATTACCAGCGGGATACACCGCTCCTAGCATTGCAACGTTCACCGATTGGGAATATAGGAGAGAATTAAACCTAACGGTACTAAAAGCAACGGTTGATGAAGCAACAACAGCCGCAACAATGACGGCAATTTTTGACAACGCCACCATAGGACTGGATAAACAGGTCGAAGATATCATAGCGGCAACGTATATCTCGACTCAAACAGTAACAACGTGGGCTGAATTAGTCAAACTAGAGACAAATAATAGTGATGTTCTTTCAGGAGAGGGAACTTGGCTAAAAGACACCGCAGAAAGTTACACAGCAAAGGTTATTTTGTATATTAAATCATTATAATGCCTATCAAGTTATTCATAACGCCGCAGGAAATAGCAAGTACCACCATTTTAGGGGGTAATGTTGATATAGATAAGTATTCTTTTGAGATAGAAAACGCAATGATAACGGTAATAGAGCCGCTTTTGGGCACTTTATTATATGATAAGATTGTTACGGACTGGACTGCAGACGCTTTAGCGGGTGACTATTTGATATTATTCGAGGAATACGTCCAGCCAATTACAAAGAATGAGGCAACAGCAGAATATATTGAAATATCTAGTTATATATTGGCTAACGGGGGCTTATTTAAACATGCTCCAGATAACGCTGAAGTAGTAGATAAAGACGAAGCGCAATTTTTAGGAGGTAAATATCATAACCTAGCGCAAATGTACATTCTAAGGTTTAACAAATGGATATGCAAGAACACTATAACTGAGTATAAGACCTGGCAGGATGATGTAAACGCATCTAAAACCATGACGGTCAGATCGGGATGGCATTTTGGGTCTAAACGATCTACTATTTCATGTGATTGTAACTTTGATTGTGATTGTGTATGATTTGCGGACTAACATCAGGAAGAGCAAAACAATGCAAGGATAGTATTGCAGGATTTGACGTGGTTTATTTATTTCCGTTTGTGAAATATAGTAGAAGTCAGATAATATTAGACGATAATAAAGTAACAACGTTTCCGGCGACAACTATATTTAAGTTTGAGGTTTTGAGCCCTACCCTAACAGAAGACCCGAACGAAGACGGAGGGGGTAAGTTTTACAGTCAAAGTTTAAGTTTTAATTTGGCTAAATTTGATATTATAGATAATTTAGAATTAGTAAAATTAATAAAAAAAGATTATAGAGCAATCGTTTTAGACAGAAACGGAAATAATAGGATAGTAGGATTGTATAATGGATTAATAGCAGAGTTAGCAAAAGTTACTGGAAGCGGAAAGGGAGACTTTAACGGGTACAAGATAACAATGGAAGGTCAAGAGGCTTTAAGTGCTTTTTTTATTGATGATTTATCAGATGCTGGGTTTACAATATCAGAAGATAATTTCCTATTATTAGAAGATGGAAGTTTCTTACTGCTAGAAGATAACGAAAGAATAATACTAGAATAATGAGCAAGAAATTAAGTGCATTAACTAAAATAACAAGACTCTTAGAAGGGGCTTTAATTTATATTGTTGATTTAACAAGACCAGCAGGAGATCAATCTGTCGGTATAACTAAAGATGATTTCGCTAACGAATTAGGAGAGGCTACTGGAATACCTACGGTTGTGAGTGCTATATGGACATCAGGATTAACTTTCTTTGTTACAGCGGACTCTTTATATTTAGACAATGTTTTATACAGCGCAACAGCTGACGATGTAACACTAGACGCGGCGCACGCTACCTTAGAGCGTTTAGATTATTTAGGTTTTTATGTGAGTACTGGATTAGTAGGTAAAGCAACAGGAACACCGGCGGCTGCTAATGTAGTTGTAGAGCCAGACTATGACCCTTCAGATTTTTACCCTATTAAATTAGTTTTAATTAAACCAGCAGCTACAGAGCCAAGCGATCCAGATCCAGACGATCCAGGAACAGGAACAGGAATGGCTAGGGTTTTAGTATTTGATGAAGGCGTAGGAAGCCCCACAGAGTTTGATGTTACTTTGACCGCTGACGGGGCTATAAACTCAAACGACCCTTTTAGTGGTACGGAAAGTATAGAGGTTACTAACGTTGCGGTAGGGTCTTTAATTACTTTTGTTTCAGGGTCTAAATTAAACACTAAAGACTTCACGGCTATAAGTTGGTGGACTAAGTTAAAAGGAGACATGACCGGAAGGTATATAAGAGTTAGATTTCTTAATGGAAGTTTAAGGGTAGGGAGACCTTATTATTTTAAAACAGAACAACACGGGTTTAACAGCGCAAACACTAACTACCAAAAAATAGTAATAGATAAAAGTGATTTTTCAAGACTTCCAGACACCGTAGAATACGACACTATAACAATTAAATATCAAGCCTCTGGATTTTCGGGGTATTTCTTTGACTTATTTCAATTACACGATGGAAGTGGGACTACAGATCAAGGGGATGGAACGTTATTGAGTAACGAGGTTTTTACAGACACTTCTAACTTTGACGGTAATTTATCAGACGCAGATGATACGGTACAAAAAGCTTTAGATACTTTAGACGAATTAGTTTTAGGGTTGGGTGACATGATTTTGGCAAGTGTTCAAATAGTTACAGGATTAAAAACATTTGACGCTTTAAAGTTGGGAATGCGAAACGTTGCCGACACTTTTACAAGTGTATTCACTAATGTAAATACAGCGGCAAGAACTTATACTTTGCCAGATGCTAGCGGAACGATTGCTTTAACTAGTGATATTAACGGCGAACTAATAGGTTTTGCATTCAGCGATGAAACAACAGATTTAGCCGTTGGAACAAGTGCGGTATCTTTTCAAATGCCAAACTTCGCGACTACATTAACAGACGTTAGTGTGAACGTTGTAACAGCACCAACCGGAAGCACAGCAATATTTGACATTAACGAGGCTGGGGTATCAGTATTGAGCACAAAAATAAGTATAGATGCAGGGGAGAAAACAAGCGAGGACGCAGCAACACCGCCAGTCATTTCTGATAGTTCAATAGCGGCAAATGCAATAATGACAGTTGACATTGACCAAGTAGGGAGTACTATAACAGGCGCAGGAGGTAAAGTTTGGATTTATTTTACAAGAACATAATATGAAAGCGGTTTTAATAAGAATATCGACACAGACAGTAATTAAGAAAGCACTATATCCTAGAGTGGATATGGGCGAAGTGATAGGATTAAAACCTGATTTAAAATGGTTGTTAGTTTACAATCCACCAGCACCATCTTATAACGCCTCAACGCATAGATTGGGTGTTACTCATGAAATAACAGAGGTAAATCATCCAGACTATCCTATCCATAGATATGAGCGTATTTATACAGAGATCGCTTTAACACAAGAAGAGCAAGACGAATACATACAACGACTAGAAGACTCTGACAATTCAGCTATACAGTTTCTAAAATATAAAAATGATGGAGTGCAAGGATTTGATAGAGCGTATGCGCTTATAATAAGACGTAGTAATCTACCAACAGGACACGCTAATAAGATAACAGGAACACAAGCAAAGAATCTATCAATAGGTTTGTATGATTCGTTAGAACCGCTTTATAAAGGTCTATGGCAATTAGTCAAATTGAATTTATCAAACGAAACGCCACCAACAAACACAAAACTATTAGATATATTCAATAAAATAAAAACAGGAGTTGATAATTACGTTTCAAATAATTACTAGATGATAGCAACTATACAAAGTTCATATAGGTTTGTGTCGGGCGGCGCTCTTAACACCTTTCTAGTAGGTGCTGCAACTGATATTCCAACGGCTGCTGCATTAGCTGCTAAAACCTCTTTACTTGAAAGTGAAATACTTGATTTTACGATAAACGGTGACGATGTTGAATGCCGTATAGAGACAGATTACTCTATTATAGGTTCAGCGTTCATTAGTCAATCCTATTTAGAAAAATACCTAGATATAGATGGGCATTTTAAAACAATGGGGACTTCCGCTTTCGCATTTGCAAGTGCCTTAAACGAGGTTGATTTTAACGGTCTTACATCTATGCCAGGTATCGGGTTTAGAGAATGTACTTCTTTATCTATGATTTCTCTACCATCATTGTTAAATCTAGCAGTACAAAACTTTCTAAATCAAGATAACACTACGGTAATTTTGGAGAATTTGGTAAACATGGGAGCAGATGAATTAAACAATTTATGTTTTACTCAATCTGATAATATTCTTTTAGCTTGCCCTGTATTTTTTGAAACAAATAACGCTGGAAATCCTGATGGTGATATAGCCGACCTTGAAAGTCGAGGAGGCGAAGCGTATTATGGAGATATAGCAGCACAACCTAATGCAATTTCTGATTTAGCAACTACATTTGTAGGGGAAACGATAATGAATATTGATTGGAGCGCACCCACAAATGTACCTATAAAAGAATTTAATATCTATTTAGATGATGCATTGCACGACACTACAGCTGATTTAGAATATTCATTTACTGGATTAACAGGATCACAAACTTATAAAGTAGT